GTCCAAGACACCCTTAACTAAAGCAGAACGATTTACTCTTGCATCTAAAGAGATAGCAGCGGCTGGACTTGCAGATGCCGCAGTATCAACAGATGATATGACTACGCTCGGGGACTGGGTGGACATGGGTCCTACTCAAACAACTGATTTAATTGGTTTGTCTGGCAGAGAGAAAGCATTAGCTCGTTTAGGCAATCGTATTAAAGTAGGTGCAGAGGCTACAGGAATTGGCGGCGTAGCACAGTTTGCTCTTAGCAAGGCTGGAAAAACCATTGGAGATGCAAAGGTAACTAAAGACATTGCTCAAGCTACTAATCGAAAACTAGATCAAGTTGGTCAAAACATAGACAACCTTTTAGAAACAAGACTGTTAGCTAAACCAGGGTCTGCTGAAGAACTCAGTAGTGCCAGAGGTCTTTTGGCTGACGCTATAGCGTTTGGCCGTTACCGTGGGTTTTTACCTGGTCAAGTAGCAGACAAACGTTTGTTAATGGATGGTCAAGTAGACATTCAAATTAAAAGAGCGGACCGCATTCTTAAAGATTTGGACACAGAGATAGATGGTGCTTTGAAGAAAATGCCAGAGGGCGAAGGCAATCTTGATAAGGTTGGCATGATGAACAAGATAGAAAGCTATCTGACAGAAGCAGATCTTTCTACTAAAGCTCGTGTCCTTAGTGAGTTGCCAAAGCCTGTTCAAGAAAACGCCAAGAGAATGCGTACTCACATTGATGAGCTTAGTAATGACGTGTTGAAAAGCAACTTTTTAAAAGAAGCGAAGTATACAAAGGATGGTAAAAACGTTAGCGATATAGTTGAGAAAAACATTAATACATATTTACGTCGTCGATATAAAATATTTGAAGACTCAAAGTATGTTCCAACAGAGGAAACAATTAAAGACGCTGACAAATTTTTTAAAGCAAACAGATCTGGCACAGCCAAAGAACTAACAGAAGCCGCTCGTAAAGACGTTGATGGTATTTTTACCAATGATTTCTTGCTTAAAAATGGGTTAACCAAAACAACTGGGGGCCGTATAGAAATAGGTAATAAGGTTACTCCCGAAGCTGCTCGGGTAGCTCGGCAAAATTTTCTTAGTAGGTACAGCATACAGTCACGAAAGACGAGTGAAGGAGGACGAGTAGCGTCCGACCGGTTGAAGACCGGTATGTTTATGACAAGAAAAAACATGGACCCCAGACTCAGAGCTTTGTTGGGAGAAGTTAAAGATCCTCGCGAGGCGTACCTTGGAACAGTTGCTGACCTAGCTCAGTTTTCTGCTGTGGATGATTATTTTGGAACCGTGGCTAACCTAGCAAGACAAAACTCTGGTATAGGTAAGTTTTTTAAAAGCGAAAAAACTTTAACTTCAGACCAGCAAAAAGGATTGTTAGATAGAGGGTTTGTAAAATTAGGCGGCAAAGACGGTAAACCAAGTGGTCTTCAAAAAATAGATTCTCAAGGAGAGATACTAGTAGAAGACGGAGTCGGTGAGGTAATTGGAGCCTCTGGTTCTGGTTGGGGTGAACTAGAAGGGTTTTATGTGCCTCAAGGAATATACAATAATCTAACAAACTATGTGTTTGCCGAAGCAAACTTTGGAGCCAAAGCTTTGAACGCAACTGTTGGCACTCTTTTAAAAGCTAAAGGTATTTCACAGTACTCTAAAACAGTTCTGTCTCCTATTACTCAAGTTCGAAACTTTACAACAGCGGCCATGTTCGCAACAGCCAACGGCAACATGCCAATACTTGGTCGTCAAACTGGTGGGTTCGCCGGCTTGTCTGATTCATTCAAGGCCGTTCATGCTAACGTAACAAACAAAGGGTCTGATGCTTTGTTTGATGATCTAGCTGACGCCCAACGTCGTGGTGTTATTGGTACAAACGCCGAACTTCGGGAGATTCAAGACTCTTTAAACAAAGGTCTTAACCTTTACGGTAAGGAGCCAAAGAATTTTATCGAAGCTACATTCGGAGAAGCTGCATCTAAAAGCGGAGTTGCTAAAGGTGCCAAGTTTGCAGAAGATATTTATCAAGGGTCTGATGATTATTGGAAGTATTTCAGCTACAACGCCGAGCAAAGTCAAATAAGGAACATGTTGAAAGATGCTACACCCGAGCAACAGGTTGCATATCTTACAAAGAATGGCACTGATTCCGGAGCGCAAGGTAGTGTTGGAGATTTAGTAACAAGAAACGAAAAGATAAGACGTGGAGACATTGATCAGTCCATGATTGATGAGCTTATTAAAGACCGTGCTGGACAGATCGTTCGTGACACTGTTCCAAATTATAATAAAGGTGCTTCAGATTTAATTAAACTTGGTCGTAGATTACCTGTTGGTAACTTCATCACCTTCCCTGCGGAGATGATGCGTACTGGGGTCAACATTGTTAAGCAGGGACTAGATGACATGGCCTCTGACATTCCAGCCGTTCAAGCGAGGGGACGAGGCAGGCTAACTGGTTTTGTAGCTACAACAGTAGTTGCCCCTGCCGCCGCGTTAGAAATGGGGTATGCTATTTCTGGTGTAAGTCGTGAAGAGATGGAAGCATATCAAAGATCGTTTGCTGCACCGTGGGAAAAAGGTTCTGTGTTGGTTCCAACAGGAAGAACAGAAGACGGAAAGATTACATACATTAATTATAGCACATCGAATCCATATGATGTGCTGTCTAGGTTTGCTAACCGTGCTATTAATGAAGCAGACGATGCAATAAAAGAAGGTAAAGATCCAGGTGCAGCTTTTTCTGCTGTTGCTGGAGGAATGGTTAAAGAGTTCTTTGAACCGTTTTTGTCAGAGGCAATGCTTACAGAAGCTATTACAGACATCTCTATTAGAGGCGGTAGAACTTCAACAGGTGCCGAAGTTTTTAATCCGCAAGACTCTGAAGGAACTAAAGTATTTAAAAGAATAATGCATGTTGTAGACACTATGATTCCAGGGTTTGTTCCAGTTAATATTTCCGGTGGTGTTCCGGAGCCAAGTAGATTTTTGCGAGGAACTTTAGGAACAGAAGAGGGGTTCATAAGTTACAAAGATAAGATGGGACGTGAGCGCACGTTCATGGGAGAGATGGCTCGTTCCATGACTGGTGTAACTCCGTTAGAGTTTGATCCAAAGAAAGGTCTAGAGTACGGCGGCTTTCGCATGCAACGGGCCCAAACGGATTCAAAAAGAATGTTTAACAGGGTCGTTGATGACGAGAATGGAGATGCAGGAACATTATACCGAGGGTTTTTAAACGCCAATGAAGCTAAGTTAAGAGTTGATAAAGAGTATTATCAAATGGTTGAAGACCTAAGATCGATGAAGATGTCAGACTCAGAGATCCGTAAAATATTTAAACAAGAAGGTATCGGTGGCATCAAAGGCATAATGCGTGGAGAGTTTGAACCATTCAAAGTGTCAGACAAAAACAGAAAAGACATGAAGAAGGCTGGCATATATGATCAGTATCCACGGGCTCAAATTAATCAGTTAAGAAAACAGATGAGAGGTATACCTTTGGCTCCAGACGATGGACCAAGTCAAGCAAGAAATCCAAGGCCCGTTCCTGTAAAACCGTCTACTACAATATTTGGAGATCCGTCTTCATCGTTGTCTCCTCCGGCACCGANTGTGCCTACAGGACCTAGGCCGGCTCTTGGACCACCAACAACTACAATGTTTGGNGACTCATCGTTAATTGGAGGAGACCCTGCTACTCAGGAGATAGCGAATCGTTTGGGTAGAGGTTAGAACTCTTCGACTTCTACCTTAACTCCAACGCCACCAAACAACTGAACAAGGTCGTTGGCATCCTCCTCGACCTCGGCTAGGATCTCGTCATCAATCATGCTGGCTAGTCTCAGGGATGTATTAACTAACTGCATCAGGGCGGCAAGCTGCATGGGGTGCATCTGATCTATGCCTAAACTTTTAAACTTCTTGATCTTCATTCAATCTCTCCCCAATTATCCTTGAGTTCTTGATCAATCTTGGAAGGAACCTTTAAAGGTACGCCAGTCTCCATAATCTCTTTGACTTGAGTGGCTTGTTTGTCGCTTCCTATACTGAAGCATAACTCATCATGGACCGTGAGCATAGGAGTAAGTCCAGCGTTATAGCAATCAAGCATTGCTTTCTTAGTCTGATCGGCTGCTGATCCTTGGATCAAACGGTTCAATGCCTTGTATGTAAACGCACGACGTAACTTGCCCATGCCCCCATACTCCTTCTCTGCTTCCTCCAGAGGCAAAGGTTTGTTGTACTCAAAAGACGTAGGCTCCCACATATCAAAGCGACACAGCCTACCTAGGAGCGTCCGTATCTGCCCGTTGTTGCCGGCCCTCTTGCTTGCAATGTCAGCCAACTGTTTAACGAATGGAACCTTCTCTCGATGATCAGAGATGATTGACTTGGCCTCATCCTTTGTGATCGCCATTTGATTCGCCAACTTAGCTACGCCCATGCCATACATGATACCCAGGTTTACAGTCTTGGCTTGCTTGCGTGTGATCCCTGCCAAATCTGCAACGATCTGGTGAAGGTCTACATCGCTAGTGTTGAACTCTTCAACGATGGTTTGAAGCACAGGATCCTGCATGTTGGGTGGCATGGATGCTGCAAAGTGTACCAATAACCTTGGCTCTTGGCTTGAGTAATCAAATGATCCCCACTTGTCTCCATCCTCTGGTATAAACAATCCTCGGATTAACTTCTTGATCTCCTTGTCACGGGCTGGGATCTGCTGAAGGTTGGGGTTGCTTGAAGAAAATCTTCCGGTGACAGTACCCCCTTCATCCCTGCGAGTAGAGTGCAGTTCTGTGTGGATCCGCCCGTTGTGTTCATGCTTCAAGATGCTGTCGATGAATGTACTGTCTGCCTTGTCGAACTCACGAAGCTTAACCAATGACTGGCAAGCCTCATGTGGATGAGAGTTTAGATAAGATTTAGTGAACGACGGGGCTCCAGCCTCGGTCCTTGGATATTCCAACCCAAGCTTATCAAACATCTTGGCTACTGATGCACCGGCCCAAATGTCTACGTCTACGCCTGCACTCTTCTTAATATCCTGACGCAACTCCTTGGAACGTTTCTGAATTAACTTCTTGTTCTTGTCAGCCTTGTCCAAGTCCACACGAACACCGTTGGTTCTCATGTCCAACAAGCAAGGAATCAAACCAGTCTCGAGCTTCCAAATAGACCAGAGGTCCTGCTTCTCTAACTGGATTTTCAGAGCCTGCCATAACTTCAACGTGGCTACAGCATCCTGTTCTGCATAGGCGCCGACATACTTGGGCGGCAACTGCCACATCTCTGCCTTGGGATCTATCCCCCACTCTTGAGCCGCGGCCTTCAGAAGCTTCTCATCCTTGCGTATACCAACGTAGTCCCTTGCCATAGCATCGAGGCCAAAGGACCAACGGTTCTCGTTTACCAAGGCGCCAGTAATCATGGTGTCAACAATACGGCCCTGCACTTCAACGCCCTCGGCTCTCATCCAGCCAGCATCATAGGTTGCGTTGTGCATAATCTTATCAACATTAGGCGTAGCCATCTGTGCCTTGAGCCAACGCATTGTCATAGTGGGGTCTAGGTTGTGTCCGTTCGCATGACGCAAGGGGAAGTACCCTTTGAAGTCGCCGGCTGCTACCGCAATACCAATGATATGGCCGTCCTTTCTAGCCCATCCTGGTCCTTGTGTCTTTATGTTAGGGTCCTTTGTTTCAAGGTCTACAGCTATCTGATCATACCCCGTCAAGTCAGGAAACTCAGTAGGTATATTCCAATCAGTGTCAATCAACTCCATCTCCGAACGGATCTGATAGTCTTTGTCTTGGTTGCCAAGATTAAACAGCTTGCCTTGAGTCATTATTTTTTCGCCATCTCTGTTAGTTCTTCTATCGATCTGGTCTCTTCGGAGAACTCTCCACCCAAGCTTGAATACCCTGCCTTGTCCGTCCACGAATCATCATGGTCTATGGTCTCAAGAAGACGAGCCGTCTTTACCCAATCCATCATTAAGACAACGTGTTGCTCTGTCAGGTAGCCGTGGCTTATCAGAGCCCCGTTCATTATGACGTTCCATCCATTGGCTATGCGGCTGTGGTTCTCGAACGCATCTCCATAATCCTTGGATCTCTGTCCGTTGACTAAGTCTTTTGCCTTGTCCAAAATTTCATTGCGTTTCAATGTTTCACCTCATTACTATAACCAACAAAAACCATTTCTTTTAATTCAGAATCATACTCGAATTGAGCGGCAGGTAGGTCCTCATCTTTTACAGTGGGGTCGTCCCACATTTTTTTTGCTCGAACTTCATTAAGATCGGTAACACCCATCTCTTTGTATTCCTTGCGCGTAGCTTCTTCCTGCGCGTTCCATTCATCCAACGTTATTTTCTTCATCTTCTTTCTCCTTTGGGTAATAAACTAATACAAAAGTGGAACATTNGGGACAGGATAGATTTGAAACAATAAGGTATTCTTCATCATCCTCCTCACAGTCGTGATCTCCTCCCCAAATAAGTTCCGTCGCACAGTGAGGGCAGTTCATTTTTTTGTCTCCTTCTGGTTAGGTCTCCTCTTTGGTCGTAAGCTAATTTGTACGGTCTCTGGTTTCTTATACGAATAGAAAACATGTTGATCTATGCGAACTATTCTGTACAATTTCCGCCGCCA